TTCGAGAAGATCGGATTTGTGAGATCGGCAGTCATCGGCAAGTCCCTTTCGTCCCATAAACATGGGGTTTCGGGCTTGGTATGTCAAGTGCATAATTCCCCAACAAGCGACCCGGCATCTCCATCGCCGAAGCAGCGCAATTTGTTGCGCGCAAAGCGGCGATATCGTGAGGGAATTGGCAATCATCAAGTCGATGCTGATGGCCATCTGATATGGCACAAAGATTGCGAATGGTGCGGACTTCCATTCGCCGCCAAGACGAAGTTGGCGCGCCTCTGCTCGGTAAGGTGTCGATCACAGTCTCACTATCAGAGCGCGTTCCGCGAGTTTGCATGCAAGATATGCGGCAAGACATTTAAGTCTGGCCAGCGAACGGCTGAGTGCTGCAGCGTCGAATGCGCTGGTGAAGCGTCGCGCCGCGCACTAAAAGGACGGAGCAATCCTCGTCGCATCCATGCTTCACGTCGAGACGCTTATCGCGTCTATTCGAACCAACGGCGTCTTTCGAAGAGCAGCGGTCAGCGCGAGCCGTATAACGAGCGCGACATATTCGAACGTGACGGTTGGCTTTGTCAGATTTGCTTTGAAGAAGTTGATCGCTCGCTAACTTGGCCGGATCGGATGTGCGCGACGATCGACCATGTCATTCCGATCAGCAAAGGCGGCGCGGACGCACCGCATAACGTTCAGCTAGCGCATCTTTCATGCAATAGCCGCAAAGGCTCGCGGATATCTCAACGATCCGTGGACGATGATGGCGCTTAAAACCCTCAGATCACGCCTCGGTGTGGCCAACACCTTCTCCGTAAAGCCGCCGCCCAAGCGTGGCGACCCTCTCTATGACACTAAGGAATGGCGCGACCTAATGCGCCGGCTGTTCGCGGTTCGCGGACGCCGCTGCGAAGATCCGAACTGCCCAACGCCTCATGGTCCCTGGTCGCGCATCTATGGTGACCACATCATCGAATTGCGGGACGGCGGAGCGCCGCTGGACGAGGGAAACGTTCTTTTACGCTGCCCGACATGCCATGGCGCGAAGACTGCCAGCGAGCGTGGCCGGCGCGCAGCGCGTCTATCCTGATTGAGATTGACGCAAGGGGGCATCAAATCTCTACGGGCTTGGGGAGCAACGCCGCATGGGGCGTCACTTGGAAATTTTTTTCTGATGGTAATTTTTGGATCGCCTGTCTGACCACAATCGGAAAATAAATCGGGATACCAGGATCGATGGCTAAGCGAGGCCGCCCGTCCAGAGAGCCTTCCGTGCAAGAGCGCGAAAAGGTCAAGGAATTGGTGGCAAAAAAGGCCCCCGTTGCCGATATTGCCAAGCTTCTCGGCCGGTCAATTCCGAATCTGAGGAAATATTTTTCCAAAGAGATTTTTTCGGAAAAAAAATCAAAGCCGGGCGCTGCGCTTCCGTTCAAGATCACGGAAGTTCATCGGCAGAAGGTCATTCGGTACATCGGCTGCAAGATGAAGGCAGTGGATGTGGCGCGGGCCCTCAATATCTCGGAGGGCCAACTTCTGGAACATTTTGCCGAACAGGTCGCATCCGGGCATGCGCTGGCGCGCGCTGCGGTGATTGATCATCTTCACGATCAGATGGAAGACGGGGTCGTCGGCGCCACAAATCGGCTGGAAGCCCTTACCGCCTCATCGGAACCTGGCGAAAGTGCCGCACAAAGCCCTGGCTATGTTGGCAAGAAGGTGGCGGCGAATTCCGCTGCTGCGGCGGCGGCCTCCGCCGGTGGCCGCTTTGCCCCGCCGGCAGCGCCAAAGCTGGTCGTCGATAATAGCGCGTGAGTGCGAAGCCGGAATGGACAACGGCGCTCCCGGATTGGGAACGCAGGATCGTCGCGCGTGAATCGTTATTGCCGTGCCCCCCGCTCTTCGCGAGCGAGGCGGAAGCAGCGCTGGCAGTATTCAAGGCCCTGAAGGTCGTTGACCTTCCTGGCATGCCGACATTCGGCGAAGTCTGCGAACAGTGGGTTTTTGATTTCGTCGGAGCGATCTTCGGAGCCTATGACGCCGAGGCTGGTCGACGCCTGATCAACGAATTCTTCCTGTTGATCAGCAAGAAGAACGGCAAATCGACGATCGCCGCCGGTATCATGGTCACGGCGCTGATCCGTAATTGGCGCTACGCGAACGAACTTATCATTCTCGCGCCGACGATCGAGATCGCGAAGAACTCCGCCGACCCTGCTATGGGGATGGTGCAGAACGACGAAGAACTGCTGACGTTTCTGAAGCCGATCCCACATGAGCGGACGATCGAGCACAGGGTCACCAAGGCGAAGCTGAAGATCGTCGCCGCGGATTCGGAAACCGTCGGCGGCAAGAAGGCCGGCTTCGTCCTGATCGACGAGCTCTGGCTCTTCGGAAAGTCGGCGAAGGCCGAGGACATGCTTCGCGAGGCCGTCGGTGGCCTAGCGAGCCGCAGGGAAGGTTTCGTTGTCGCGCTGTCGACAATGAGCAATGAGCCGCCTGCTGGCGTGTTCAAGCAGTGGCTTAAGCGCTTCCGCGATATTCGCGACGGGAAGATCGTTTCGAAGCGATCGCTCGGGATACTCTACGAATTCCCGAAGGCGATGATTGAATCCAAGGCCTATGAGCGGCCGGAGAATTTCTACGTCACGAACCCGAGCCTTGGAGGATCGGTCGACGAAGCGTTCCTGATGGATACCTTCGCCGCGGAAAGCGAGAAGGGGGTTGTTTCGCTCACCGGCTTCTTTGCAAAGCACTTGAATGTCGAGATCACGCAAGGTCTTCGTTCAGATGGATGGGCAGGCGCAAATCTTTGGTCGCGCGGAGCTGATAAATCGCTGACGCTCAAAAGTCTTTTGGAGCGCAGCGAAGTAGCAACAGTTGGAATAGATGGCGGCGGTCTAGACGATCTTCTTGGCCTCGCGGTCATCGGCCGCGAAAAGGAAACGAAGCGATGGCTCGGATGGGCCACTGCCTTCATATCGCCCGAAGGTCTCGAGCGCCGCAAGGCAAACCGTTCTATCTACGACGGATTCAAAGCAGACGGCGACCTCATCTACGTTGACGAACTTCCAGAAGATGTCGCCAAACTTGTCGAGATTGTCGAACGGGTAAAAGATTCTGGACTTCTCTCTCAGGTCGGGGTCGATCCGGCAGGCCTCGGCGTTATTGTCGACGCGCTCGCTGACATAGGTGTCACTGAAGACGATAAAAACTTGATCGGCGTACGCCAAGGCTTTGGCCTCATGGGTGCGATCAAGACCATTGAACGAAAGCTCGCCGACGGATCTTTCAAGCACGCCGACCAAGCCTTGATGGCATGGTGTGCAGGCAATGCGATTGTGCAACCGACACCTACCGGAATGCGTATCGTCCGCGACGCCTCCGGCTTCGGGAAGATTGACCCGCTGATGGCGATGAATGACGCCGCAGCGTTGATGGCTATGAACCCGGTCGCCATGACCTCCGTCTATGACCAAATAGATGGCGAACAGTCGCAAGATGACGACGATCAATCGCAATCAGTGCCCATAGATCAGGCAATCCTCGGCAATCCGCAGCATCCGCAATGGCAACAGATGCGGGAGCGCTACGAGGCCTCTCTTGGCGAAGAAGACGGGGAGGAATTCTGATGTTCGAACGCCTCCGCGAAGCAGCCTCTTCGGGTCTTGAAATTCTCGCGCAACGTATCTCGATCGATCAGAAATATCCCGGCTCGTCGCGCGTACCGACAACGATTGGCACTTTGGCCGGTGTCGCGATCACGCCCGACACGGCGGTTACGATCAGCGCGGTCTGGGCCTGCTTGCGGTATCTGTCGCAGACGGTCGCCGTTCTTCCCTGGCATGTGATGCTGGATGGAAAAAATGGCGCCGAAATTCAGTCCACGCACGGCAACGACTACATCATCGCGAAGCGTGCGAATGCAGAATGGTCCTCCTTCCAGTTTCGCGAGACGTTAACGCATTGGGCGCTTCGCTGGGGTAACGGTTACGCGGAGATCGAGCGCGATGCGCTCGGGCGTCCTGTCGCGCTATGGCCGATTCATCCCGAGCGTGTGCTCGTTTGTCGGGATCCAGACACACAGAAAATCTATTACGAAGTCAGTAATGGTAGCGGCGGCCCGCGCGTCGAAATCGACGCGATGGACATGTTTCATATCCGCGGCTTTGGCGAAGGCCCGGTAGGTGTCAACGTCATCAGCTATGCGTCGCAGTCGCTCGGGTGGGCGCGCGCGATCCAGTTGTTCGGCGCGGCCTTCTTCGGCAACGGAATGAACGTCGCCGGCGTCGTCATCAACAAGAAACCGCTCAAGCCCGATGGGTTGAAGCGTCAGCGCGCGGAATTCGACAAGCTCTATAAGGGCCCGGCCCGCGCCGGCAAGACTGCATTTCTCGACAACGATGCGGATTGGAAGGCCGTCGGCGTTGTGCCGAAAGACGCGCAGCTCACAGATGCGAACTATTTTCTCGTCGAGGAAATCTGTCGTTGGTTCGGCGTTCCGCCGCACAAGGTACAGCACCTTCTTCGCGCGACGTTCACGAACATCGAAAATCAGGGCATCGAGGTTGTCGTCGACAGCATCACGCCGTGGGTCAAGCGCTTCGAGGATGAGGCAGACTGGAAGCTTTTCGGAACCTCGAATCGTCGCGGCTACTACACGAAGATGAACATGCGGGCCCTCATGCGCGGAGATGCAGCGGCGCGAATTCAATATTACGACGGCATGGTGAAAATCGGCGCCTATTCTCCGAACCGCGTTCTCGAGCTCGAGGATGAAAATACGATCGGTCCGGATGGCGACATCCACGTCATGCAAAACCAGAACGTGACGTTGGAGCAGATTGCGAATGGCGCGCTGCCTTCGACTGCAGGTTCGAGTTCGACAACGCAGACAGATCCGAATTCTCCTGCGGAAGAAGACCCCGCGCTTTTGAACGCCGTCGATCGCATCAGCGCACTCTTGGAGGCGGAGCATGTCTAAGCCCGTCGTCCTGGCGTTGGCGAAAGCTGGCAACGAGCCTTTGCCGCGCAAGTCGCCGATGCTGGCGATGGCCGGGCACATCGAAGCTCTCGTTCGGCGTGTTCTCGCGCTCGAGGCGCGGCCCGCGGCGCGCGACGGACGCGATGGCCTTCCTGGTGTTCAGGGCCAGCCGGGCGAGCCGGGCCCGCGCGGCGAAGCTGGTCCAAAAGGACTTTCTGGCGATGTCGGGCCGCAAGGGCCGATGGGCCCGCGCGGCGACGTTGGCCCGCAAGGCCCGAAAGGTGATCGCGGAGATCCCGGCCCGCAGGGTCCGGCTGGCACCGACGGCGAAGACGGCGAAGATGGAGCGCAGGGAATCCCCGGCCGCGATGGCCGTGACGGTGTTCCTGGGCCACAAGGCCCGCAAGGTGAGCGTGGGTTGCAGGGCGAGCGCGGCGATATTGGCCCTGTTGGCCCGCAGGGTCCGCGAGGCCCCGCCGGCGAAGATGGTGATGATGGCGAACCCGGTCCCGCTGGCCCCGAAGGTCCAGTTGGCGCGCGTGGGCCTTCAGGGCCGATGGGCCGCGGTATCGAGCGTCTGTTCGCGGAAGGCGAGAATCTGCACGTCGAATATTCCGACGGCACGAAGGCCAATCTCGGTCGGTTCGTCGGACGTGATGGCAAAGACGGCGTTGCTGGTGCGCGCGGCGCTCCCGGCCGCGATGGCAAAGACGGAATTTCTCCGCCTGCGCCCGAACCGTCCGTGAAAATCGTTGATGCCGGTCCAGCGTCGCTATCGGCGAAAGACATCGATCGTCTGCACGTCGTCGAAATGGAAGTCGACGGTCAGACGCTGCGCTTCCTCGCGCTCTCCTGAAGGAAATTGATCATGGCGGCCATTCATAAAATCCCCGCTGGCAAGGGCGCGACGAAGCCTTCGGGCTATCGCATGGCAGCCAAGGGCGCCAAGGGCGAGATCTATCTCTATGGCGTGATCGGACAGACGTTCTTCAGCGACGGCGTTTCCGCCACGCAATTCAAGGATGATCTGAAGGCGCTTGGGCCGGTTACATCTCTCGATATCCGCATCAATTCCGAGGGCGGCGACGTCTTTGAAGGCCGCACGATGTACAGCCTGCTTGCCGAGCACAAAGCATCGAAGACCGTCTATGTGGACGGTCTCGCGGCGTCGGCCGCGAGCCTGATCGCAATGGCCGGTGACGAAATCCGCATGGGCGATGGCACGTTCATGATGATCCACAATCCGTGGGGCATGTCCGTCGGCGACGCAAACGAAATGCGCCGCACCGCAGATCTTCTCGACAGCGTCGGCAAGACGCTCGTCGACACCTATGCCGCGCGTACGAAAAACACGCCTGCCGATGTGAAGCAGTGGATGGATGCGGAAACCTGGATGAGCGCGCAGGAAGCGGTCGACAAGGGTTTCGCGGATTCCGTCACCGAACCCGTGCGCGTCGCGGCCGCGATCCGCCGGCCGCAGGCGTTTAAGCATCTCCCGGCTGCGTTGCAGCCCAATCGTATTGCGGCCAACGCCGCTGCAGCGCGCATCGCCGCGCTGACGACCCGAACCTAACCCGGCGCTCCCGGAAGGTTGCCCTCAAGCCCTTGGGCAAGGCACCCCGCATCGCCGTTCCCGGCGACGCATCCCAAAAAGGAAACAATGTCATGCGCAAGGCCCTCTTGGCCTCGGCAGCGGCTGCTGCCATTGCAAAGTTTCCGTCGGGCGCCATCTTTGCGGATGCCGGCTCGTCGGAACAGGTTCTCGCCGATCTTCGCGAAAAGCTGCAGGGCTTTCAGGCCAGCACCGACGCGCTGATCGCGAAAGCTGACGCGGAGAATGACGGCAATCTCTCCGACGAAGATCTCGCGACGATCGAGGAAAACGCCGCGGAAGCGGAAAAGCTGGCCAAGCAGATCAAGGCGCGCGAGGCCGCGACGAAGGTTTCGGCCGGCACGGGTCGCCGCACCGCTCCCGAGCCGCGCGAACCCAATGCACGCACGGCCGCGCTTTCCGCTGCCCGTTCGACCGAAAATCCCCGCGGCGGCTTCAAATCGTTCGGCGAGTTCGCGCTGACCGTGAAGAACGCGGCCAACGCTGCCCAGAAGATGGACGACCGGTTGATGGCCGCGGCGACCACCTATGGCAACGAAGGCACGGGCGCCGATGGCGGCTTCGCCGTCCCGCCGACCTTCCGCACCGAAATCTGGCAGAAGGTGATGGGTCAGGAAAACCTGCTTGCCCGTTGCGCGCAGCTCACCACCGGCGGCAATTCGATCACGATCCCGAAGGACGAAACCACGCCGTGGCAGACGACCGGCGGCGTTCAGGCCTATTGGGAAGCGGAAGCCGCAGCTGCTACCGCGTCGAAGCCGTCTCTTGAGATGGCAACGATCCGCCTGGCGAAGCTGATGGCGCTCGTTCCGGTCTCGGATGAACTGCTCGAAGACGCGCCTGGCATGCAGTCGTGGCTGACGGCCAAGGCGCCGGAAAAGATGGCGGCCAAGGTGAACACGGCCATCATCCGCGGCACTGGCGTCGGCCAGCCGCTCGGCATCCTGAACGCCCCCTGCCTTGTCTCCGTCGCGAAGGAAACCTCGCAGCCGGCGAGCACGGTTTACTTCGCCAACATCAACAAGATGTGGGCGCGCATGTATGCGCCATGCCGCCGCAACGCGGTGTGGCTGATCAACCAGGACATCGAACCGCAGCTCGACGCGATGGCGTTCGATCCGGCGGCGACCTCGAAGGTTCCGGTCTATCTGCCGCAGAATGGCGTTTCGGACTCGCCGTATGCGACCCTCAAAGGCCGCCCCGTGATCCCGATCGAGGCCTGCTCGACGCTGAGCACGCAAGGCGACATCATCCTCGCCGACCTGACGCAATATTGGGCCATCACCAAGGGCCAGGACGTTCGTCAGGATGTATCGATGCACCTGTATTTCGATCAGGGCCTGCAGGCTTTCCGCTTCACGTTCCGCGTGAACGGCCAGCCGATCTGGGGCAGCACCGCATCGCCGGAAAACGGCAGCAACACGCGCTCCTGCTTCGTCACACTCGACGCGCGCTGATAGCGGCGGCGGAGCGGTCTGAACCGCTCCGCATCTGCTTTCCCTCAACAAAGCGCTGAATAGGCGCAACAGGAAAGACCACGAACATGAACACGCATTTCGTTGAGAAGACGCAGATCGCCCAGGGCTTCTTGCCCGTGGCGATGAACTCTGGCGCCAATACTGGCGATTGGGTCAGCATGAAGAACTACGGTCGCATGGCGATCGTCGTTTATAAGGCCGTCGGCACCGGCGGCGACGATCCGACGATCACGGTGAAGCAGGCGCTGGACGTCTCGGGCACGACACCAAAGGCGCTGGGCTTCACCCGCGTCGACAAGAAGCAGGCGGCAACGAATCTGCTCGCGGTTGGCACGTTCACCAAGTCGACGTCCGACAGCCCGGCGACGAACGACACGTTCAACACCACGAACGGCACGTGGACGAACAGCGATCTCGCCGAGCAGGCTGCAATCATCGTCATCGATATCAAAGCCGAAGACCTCGACATCGCCAACGGCTATGACTGCATCCAGGTTAGCATCGCTGACGTCGGCACGAACGCGCAGCTTGGTTGCGCGCTCTATTTCGGTCATGAGCCGCGCAACGCGAAGACCACGTTGGACTCCGCGATCGTCGATTGATCGACATTTGCAGAAAAGGCCTCCGGTGAAAGCCGGGGGCCTTTGGTTCCGAAATTCAAGCTGAGGCCCTGCCATGATGCAGAAAGTTCTTTTCACAGCCTTCGCCGAACTGAAGCAGGGCGACGGCAAGGGCCCGAAATTCTTTGCCGGGAAAGCCTATTGGCTCTCTCCCGATCAGGCTGTTCGCTGGAAATCGGAAGGGGTCGCGGAAGATGCGCCCGCCGATATGGCCGCGGAAAACGAGCCCCAGACCTATTTGCCGAATCCGAAAGATGTTCGCCTTGTGCGCGTTTCGCGCGGCCGTTTCGACGTTCTCGGCCTGTCCGACCACAAATACAACGAACAACCGCTGACGGCGGATGCCGCGGAGAAGCTGCGCAAGCGCGTTCTCGCGGGCGAAGCCGCCGCGCCCGTTCCGGCCCCTACAGTGGCGGCCGCGCCCGCCGCTGTGGGCGAGGAAGGTGCTGGATCATCCAAGCCTTCCGAAGGTGCCGACGAAGATGCGCCCGAACAAGAAGTGACCGACACGGCAGAAGACGCCGAAGTCGAATGAACGTCCACCCCCGCGCCCTCGTTGAGAATTCGCAGATAGGCGAGGGGACGCGCGTTTGGCAATTCGCGAGCGTCATTCGTGGCGCGGTTATCGGCAGAAATTGCAATATCGCAAGCTGCGCAATCGTCGATGGCGCGAGAATTGGAAACAACTGTCTTATCGGGCACGGATCGTCCCTGCATCCCGGAACGGTTCTCGGTGATGACGTTTTCGTCGGGCCTTCCGTCACGTTCTGCAATGACAGATGGCCGATGGTGTCGAAGGACGGTTTCGACATCGACAAACTCCTGAGCGGAGAGATCATAACGACCCGCATCGAGGATGGCGCGAGCATTGGCGCTGGCGCCGTTCTGACGCCCGGATCATCCGTCGGAATGTGCGCGATGATCGCGGCTGGGGCCGTTGTCACCGGCCGCGTTCCGACCGGAACGTTGCTCAAGCGAAGCGGAGAGATGGTCGCAATAGATCCGGCCAGAATGCGCAACCGAATTCGCGCGGCGGGTTGATGCTGCACATTGCCACATGCCTTTGGGATGCGAACGACAAGTCCTTTGACTTCTCGCGTTGCTATGACGAGGCGTGGGTCGAAAAGCTTTATGCGGGTTTCGAGAGAAATCTGACCTGCGATTTTCAATTTGTGCTGTTCACTGATCGCCCGCGAAGCATTCGCTCGGCGATCCAGCAGCAGCCGATCTTGTCGAAGCGCATCGACTACGGAACATTCACGGAGCCTTACCGTCTCGACGAGCCGATGATTTTGACTGGTCTCGATACCGTCATCACCGGGAACGTCGATCATCTCGCGAAATATTGCCTGACCTCGGACGTCATCGCATTGCCGCGTGACCCCTACGCCAAAGAGCGAGCCTGCAACGGCGTTGCGCTCGTTCCGGCAGGCAACGCCAAGGTCTACGAAGACTGGCGCGGTGAAAACGATATGGAATGGATGCGGAAGCAGCCGCATCAGTTCATCGACGATCTCTTTCCTGACCAGGTTGTCAGTTACAAGGGCCACGTCATGGAGCATGGCGTCGGTGATGCGCGAATCGTCTATTTCCACGGCCGAATGAAGCCGCACGAACTATCTGATCTGCCTTGGATCGCGGAGCACTGGCGCGTTTGATGGACGAGGGGCGGCAGAACGAATATTGGGTGCCAGAGCCTTTGTTTCGCGGCGAAACCGTGTTCTGCATAGCCTCGGGGCCAAGCCTGACCGCAGAGATCGCGACAAAGCTGCGTGGGCGAAGAACGATCGTGGTGAATTCGTCCCATGCGCTCGCGCCCTGGGCTGACGTTCTCTACTTCACCGACTCGAGCTGGTATGAGCAGCGCAGAGAGGTCGTCGCAGCTTGGCCAGGAATGATCGTCTCGATGTCGCCCACGGCGAAGCGAGAATTGCCGGATAAGGTGAAGCGTGTCCGCGGCGAACTCATGGGCGGGTTTCCGCCAAGTCGCAGCGAGAGCATTAGGCAGGGCCGCTCGAGCGGGCATACGGCGGTTTCTTTGGCAATCTCCATGGCTGCGCGGCGTATAGCGCTCGTCGGCTACGACATGCGGGTGATCGGCGGGAAAGAGCATCATCACGCGGAATATTCTGGCGTGCGCGATCTTGATCAGTATGCGCGCGAATTTGTGCCGGCGTTCCGCGGCTGGAACCAAGACGCGCTGGATGTCGGCGTTGAAATCCTGAATTGCACGCCGGGATCGGCAATCGATGAATTTCCCTTTTCCGATTTGGATGAAGTGCTGGCGGAGAAGTGAATGTTCGCGGTAACGACGGCATCTTCGGACAATACGCTTCTGACCATCGCGGAACTGCGTTCGGCAATCGGCGTCAGCGATAACAGCAAGGACGCTGATCTTACCACGCTGGGCGCCCGCGTTGCCGCGCAGATTTACAACGTGTGCAATATTGCGAAGGATGGTGCGACGCCTCCGACGCTTCGCGAAGAAACCTGTTCAGACACATTTCGGGAGCGCGAGTTCCAGGAGAAGATCGTTCTTTCTCGCAGGCCGGTGACAGAGATCATTTCAATCACCGAATGCGATGTCGCGCTCACCGAAGATCAGTACGAGCTCGAGCCGTCGTCGGGGATCATCAAGCGGCTTTGCAACGACCGCGAGACGCTTTGGTATCCAGGCAAGATCGTCGTGGCCTATGTCGCGGGGTACGCGACGGTGCCGGATGACTTGAAGCTGGCAGCATCGAAGTTCGTGCAGTCGATCTACCGGACTGGATCGCGTGACCCGCTATTGCGCAGCGTGACAATCGAAGGTGTCAGCACCCGCGAATATTGGGTCGATCCGAACAACGACTCCATCGTTCCAGGCGAAGTGATGGATATCCTCAATCAAGGCGATTACGTCGAACCTGTGGCGGGCTGATCAGATGCTTACACCCGGAATCAAAAGCCTTGGCGACTTCACGATCACGGGCGCGGGAACGCAGACCGGCGATTGGGTTGAGGATCTGGATGGTCTCTTGGCCGCCGCGGCGCAAATGCGGCTGGCCTATGGTTCTGGCGGAACGTCGGTCAAGGCGTATCTGCAGACATCGCTGGACCAGGGCACGACGCCGATCGACATAGCGTGCTTTACGTTCACGACGGCTGGCGCATCAAAGGCGCGCAATTTGTCGGCCCTGACGCCGAAGACCACGGACGTGACCCCGACCGACGGCACGCTGACTGACGATACATCTGTCGACGGCATCTTGGGTGATCGTTTCAGGCTGAAGATCGTGACGGTCGGAACCTATGTCGGCACCGTTCTTTCGGGAAGGCTCTGCGTGCGGTGACGGACGCCGAGCAGCTTGTCGCCGATCTTGATGAAGAACTGGCTCGAGATGGTCAGGACATCAGGCTTCAGCGGCTTACGGGAACGCAGCAAATTCCTTTCGAAGTCACCTGCCGCGCCTTCGTGCGGCCGGTTTCCGCAGAACAACTGATCGCAGGAATCACGCAGGACTCGAGCAACGTCGTTCTGAGCCCGACACAGATCGTCGCTGCAGGATGGCCTGGACCGAATAGCTCGAAGACGCCGACAACAGTTGATCGCAGAGTTCCGACAAATAACGACAAGGTCGTGATCGCCGGGAAAGTTCGCCAGATCAATGCGGTGATGCCGGTGTATGCGGATGGGGAGCTTGTGAGGATCAATCTGCGGGTCCTCGGCTGATGGTTTTGGTCGACGCGCAGGTTGATGCCGTCAAGAAGCAAGTTGCGGCACTGACGCGGACGCAGATCATCGCGACGGCGAAGGCCGAGAACACGAAGATCATGCAGTCCGATCCGCATCCGGCCGGATTTGTTCGGCACGTAGATGGCGTTGAAGGTGCGCCTGAAGAGAGCGTCAAGGACGGCGGCGTCATCGTCTATGACTATGACCGCCTCGATTTGGTCGTGGAATTCGCGCTCGATACGCTGAGACAGCTTTCGCCGGTCGACAAAGGCGATTATGTGCGTTCGCACACGATCTTCGTCGACGGAAAGCCGGTTGAAGACCTGAAGGGCTGGCACGAAGGACAGAAGATCGCGATTGCGAACACTGTTCCTTACGCACGCAAGATCGAAGTCGGCGGGAAGAAATATCGGACGCATCCGCATGTCTATGAACATGCGGCCGTGACGGTAAATCGGCGGTTCGGAAACGTGGCGAGTGTGTCGTTCGGGTATATGCGGGTCGACATCGGTGACATAAGCGTATGGGCCGATACCGTTTCCAGATCGCATGGATCGCAACGCAAGAGTGATCGAGATGAATGGCTGCGTCGCCAGCCTGCGCTCTTCTTGAGCGAACTTTGAGGTAGAAATGGCTGCGGATTATGCGGGTGCCATCGCGGCCATAAAGCAGAAGGCCGTCGACGGATGGGCCGCCAACAATGAAGACGCAGACGTTCTTGGGTTCATCAACGAAAGTGAACCGAAGCAGGCGGACGGCGAGGGCAATCCCATCATCTGGGTGCTCATCGAAATCACGAGCGGGCAGTCCTACATCAACGGCTCGGGAACAGCCGGGCATCAGGTCATCGTCTATCCGGGGATGATCAAGGCGCATGTGTTCGCGCCCGTCGGTTCTGGCATGGGGGAATCCACCGGCGCGCTCGCGAAGGCGCTGGCGATCGGCGAGATTTTCCGCAATCAGCTTTTCTATAACGGCGTGACCGATGGTTGCTATGTGCGATCCGGCTATGACCGCAATGGGCCGCCCAGGATCGAAGAGGGCGATGTGAGCAGCGACGACGGGCAGTGGTTCACCGTCACTGCGACGATTCCTTTTGAGTATTGGCACCGCGGCTAGGCCGCACCTTCCACATTCATCGCCCCAAAGCGGAATGGGCAACCGCAATCGCGCCGTGGCGATGACGACGGCATCCTCTCGCATGGAGAAAGTGAAATGACGGTCTATCAGTCTCAGCAGAACGCACTTATGGCGTACAAGGTGCAGTCTGGACTTGGCACTCAGGCCAGCGGTTCGGGCGGCACACTTTTCCGTCAGACGGGTGGCGCCGGCGGGCAGCTCTCGCGCGCCGCAACGGCGAGTAACGAAGTCCGCCGCGATGGCATGTCAACGCGCGGCCGCCTCGGTACGCAGAAGACCACGGGCGCATGGACTGGCGAAGCCTCGCTCGGCTCCTTCGAAAGCATTCTCGAAGCGATCATGATGGACACTTGGGAAGCGTCCGCAATTTCGAAGACGGAATCGGACTTCACCTCGCTTGCCATCGCATCGAACGTGATCACGCTGGGCAGTGGCGATCCGCGCACCCTCGGCTTCTGTGTTGGCGATGTCATCCGCCTGACGAACATGGCGACGTCAGCGAACAACAGCAAAAACCTCCGTATCGTCGGAATGACGTCCTCCACGATCACGATTGCATCGGGCGATGTGCTCACCGATGAGACGGCGGACACGGCCTGCACGATCACGCGACCGAAGAAGCTGTGGATGCAGGGCACACCGCTGAAGCGCTACTTCACGATCGACGAATATGACGCGGATATCGATCAGTCCGAAGTCATGACCGATTTCATGTGGGGCATGGCGAAGTTCACCATGCAGCCGAACGGCATCCTGACGCTGGACGTGTCGGGCGCCGGCACGGGCCAAATGTCCGCGCTCGCGACGGGATCTTCGCCGCTGCTGACCTCGCCGACGGAAACGACCGCAGAGCCGCTTTCCGTGGTCGACGCCACGATCCGGGTCAACGGCGTCGATGTGGTCGACCTGACCAGCTTCGACGTGTCGTTCGACATCAAGCCGGTCGCGCCGGATGTGTTCGGCTCGGGTTCGATCAAATATGCGCCCGATGTGTTCCCGGGCGACATGGAAGTCACCATGAACCTGACGGCGTTGCGGAAGGATCTGCAGTACCTGACCGATTTCCTCGCGGAGACGGTCTATTCGCTGCACGTCCTGGCCGTCGAGAATATGTCGGAGCCGAAGAACTTCCTCTCGATGTATCTCGGCAACTTCACGCTGGGCAGTGCGCAGAAGTCGGCCCTCAGCAAGGCCGGTGGCCCGCGTACACAGACGATCTCCATCCCGGCCGCGCTGATCGGCGAGGACACGACCGGAACGGGCTACACGGCCTCCATGGCCTCGTTCCAGTCGACGGGCATCTAGTCTATGAGCAACGCTGAGAATGCCGTCCGCGTGGCGCAGGCCGCGCTGCAGGCGGCGATCATCAATGCTCGCGGCGAAGGCTACCGCGTGAAGTGGCAGATCAACGGCGATGGCGAGCACTCCGTCGTCGTTGATGGTGGGCCGGAACCGGTCAAGGCCGCGCCCGCCGCACCGGCGCCGGCCACGTTCGGCCGTGGGCGCACATTCTCGACGCCCGTTCCCGAGGTTCACGCGGCCACCGACGACTGATTTCACAGCATCGCATAAGCGATCCGCGCTGGCCGGATGCCAGTTTTTCATTCGGAGATAAAACCCGATGACTGACAAAAGCAACGAAATCACCGCCCTGATCGACCGGGCCGCTAAGGCTCACGACTCCTGTGACGCCCTTCGCTTTTCACAAGCGGCGTGTAATGCCGCGAACGCCATGTGCTCGCTCCATACCGCGCAGGGGATGGATCAGGGGCGCACGGTTGCGATCGATATTAAGGCGCTGACGGATCGGTTTCTCGCTTGGCGCCTTCCGCAGAGTGTATGCAGCGACACCTGCGTATCGGATCAGGACTACAAGCTTCCCCGCAGCGGTACGAACCTGCTGACGGCGGATGAAGCAAAGCAGATGCTCGAATATCTCTTCGAGCCTGCGATCTAACCAGCTCGGCGCCGAAACCGCCGACAGATGTTGCGCAACAAGGCCGGCGGGGTGTTCGGACCTCGCCCGTCACCTTCCGAACAAGGAAAACCAATGACCACCGAAACCGAGACCCCCACCTCAATCCCCGACCTGTCCGGCACGCTCTTTCAAGAAACTGCCGAACTTCAGATGCTCGTCCCCGGCACAGGAAATCTCGCCGGCTGGAGCATCACGCTCGCGGGCCCTTCCCATCCCAAAGCAGTCGCCTATCGTGACGACCAGGCTCGCCGCGACATCCACAAGGCCAATCTGGTCGAGCAGGCGCGCGTCAACGGCCGCAAATACAAGGCCCAGGACGAGACGCCGACAGAGCAGCGCCAGAAATTCATCGAAGGCATGGTCGCGCGCATCGTGACGTGGACGCCGATCAAGGTCGGCGGCAAGCAATACGATTTCAGCGATGCCAACGCCGTCGAACTTCTCTCGATGCCGGCAATGGGCGGCTACCTGCAGCAGATCGTCGACTACATCATCAGCGAAACCGCTTTTACGCCGACCTCCGCGAGCAAATAAGGGCCCACGCGGAGGCAGAAATCCGCCTATCGCTGGCGGATGATAGTGGCATCTCTCTTCGCGAGACGCTGCAGGGCCTGCTCGACAGAGCGAAGACAGAAAAGCGGCGCGAGGAACTGGAAGCGGAACTGGCGACGCCAGAACTTCCGATTTCCGCGCGGCTCGTCTGGAATTGGTATTGGCGTATCCGGCGCCGCAAAGGATCTGGCGGATTTGGTCCGTCGCCGATCGAGTGGCCCGATATAGATGCCTTCGCGCGCTATGCGCGGGTGACCTTCACGGAATTTGAGCTGGAAATCATCGAAATGCTCGATGACGTCTTTCTCAAAGAACATGCGCAACATTCGCAACAACGAAAGGAGCAGTGATGTCACAAGTCGTCGTCACGCAACTGATCGTTGATGCGAGTGGAGCGCAGAAGGGTGTCGCCGACTTCGAAGCGGCGATGGATAAGGCGAAGAAGGCTGCGAACGAAAACGGCGTCGCAACATCTTCCGCATTCGAACGCGCGCAGCAAAAATGGCAGCAATCTCTCGCCGCCACCGATCCGATCATCCGCGCGCAAATCCAGATGCAGCAGGCTCTTGCGCGCCAGCAGGCCATCAACACCGAGGCCGTGAAGCTCGGCATTGCCACGCAAGAAGCAGCGGCGGCACAGCTTCAGCGTGTCAACGACAAGTATCAGGGCTATGTCGATAAGGCTGAGCAATCCACAAATTCGACAAAGGGATTGAGCGGCGCCATTGGTAGCCTATCAAATTCCTTTGGGCTTGTTACGCGACTTGCCGGTGCTTTCGGCATCGCCCTCAGCGTCGGGGCCGTCGTCAATTTTGGTAAAGAGGTTTTCAACACGGCAGCAAATCTGGATGAGCAAGCGCAGCAGGTCGGCGTTTCGACAGAAGCATTGCAGGCTTATCGTGCAGCTCTTCAACAAAATGGCATTGAAACTTCGCAGACAGACCAGCTTCTGCAGAAGCTGACTCGTAGCATTGGCGAAGCACAGTTGGCGACCGGCGCCCAGCGAACGGCATTTGTGCAACTTGGCCTTAGTGCGCAGGACTTAGCTGGCGGTCCAAATAGCGTCATTCCGAAAGTTGCGACCGGCCTGTTGGAGATTCAGGACGCATCGCAACGCGCACAGATTGAGACCGATCTTTTTGGAAAAAGTGGGCAGCGGCTGGAATCCGCATTGCGCACGCTGGCCGATCCGACCGCAGATTTAATCGAAAAAGAAAAGGCTCTTGGTCAGGTCATGGGTACAGACCTAACGAAGGCCGCCGACGATGCTCAGGACCGGATGTCGGCAGCATGGAATAAGCTGCAAGTATCTCTCGCTGGACCGACAGTTGCGATTGCCGGATTCCTGACGTCCATCATCAACAAGCTCAATACCCTCTCGAACTTCTCCGGATGGGATCGTATCAAGATAGGCTTTGAACTTCTGGCTGGATTGCCGTTCGCTCTCAACGCTAACGATCAGCTGGACGCTTCCAGCAAGCCCACATCTTCGCCATCATTATTTAATGCAAAGTCTCTTGCCGGAGCGTTCTCGCCATCTTCTGCGCCATCGTCGCAATTCGCCAGCTTTGGCTTTCCGTCGCCGCTGCCATCTTCTCAAGGCGTATTCGATCCTGCGGCTTGGAGTAAATATCTCGCGGATCGTTCTGAAGAGGCGCGACTGACGAAACTGTCAGCATCGGAACAGGCTGCAGAAAAAGAGGCAATCGCGCAGTCTATTGAAAAGCAGACAATCAACGGGATAGCGGCAAAAGACATAAACAAAACCTATTCCGCAGCGGTCGGAATTCTTAGCGCGCAAGAACTCAGCCATGCGCGTAGCAATGGAATGCTAATTCAGCAGTCGAAAAATGCCGACAAGATCAAGGAAACATTCGGCGGCTATCTCGATGAACTGAAACAGGCCGCTGACGTTTCCAAACTCTCTGCTTCCGAAAAGCAGATCGAGGCGAACGTCATCAAGGCTGCGGTTATCGATGAAAAGGCGCATGGCATCGCCGCGCGAGACACATCGAAGACCTATGCTGATGCTGTTAAGTGGCTCAGGGACGGAAACGCAGAGCGCGTGCGCGCATTGACGATCTCCACTCAAATAAATGCGTTGGTCAACGGGCTGGATTCTCAGAAGGCAATCTTGCTCGCGGGCCTCGGCGCCTCGCCAGAAAATCGCGACCTGGCAATGGAATATGCCAGAGATGCCCAGCAGGTTGGCGCAGCACTGGATGATGCCACGAAAGCACATATTGCAGAGAACGCGCAGATCCAGAAAGAACTCGACCTTCTAAACGCGATACAAGGGCCGCTCGTCGACTACATAAAGGCCAAGGCAGCAATAGCCGCTCTTCAGAGTCGCGGAAAGATTTCGTCGGCACAGGGTAAATTAGCGCTCAGCCAAACCGGACTCTACAAATCGACCGAGTCCGCAATCGGGTCTGCTGCAAACGATAACATTTTCGGAGCGGCAACCGAGATCGGCCAAGGATTTGATCTCAAGGCCATCAAAAATAACGCGACTCAGTACGAGAACACCATTGCGGATGCGGAAAGGGCTGGGATCATCTCAGCGCAGACGGCAGCGTCGGTGCGCGTTGCGATCGAGCAGAACGCCTATGACAAGATGCTCGACGCGACGACAAAATATGAAGATGCGAAGCTGGCACTTGGTCAAAACACATTCGACCAGCTCTCCCAAGGGCTCGGTGACATGTTTGGCAAGCAGAGCGCGGCCTACAAGGTCGCATTCGGGGTCGAGAAGGCGTTCCAGATTGCCCGCGCAACGCTCGCGCTGGAAACTTCGATTGCACAGGCTGCGGCCGCGCCGTGGCCTACGAACATTCCTGCCATAGCTGCTGCGATTGCGGACATGGGGCAAATCCTTTCTGCAATCGCGTCAATTTCTCCAAAAGGCTTCGCCACCGGTGTTATTGGTTTGAACGGCCCAGGCACAGGGACAAGCGATAGTATTCCAGCATGGCTATCGGCCGGAGAGAGCGTGATCACGGCCGCGGCTACGTCGAAAAACCCAGCCACTCTTGCAGCGATAAATGCGGGCGCGTCATTCGACAGAATGCGTCCTGCAAATAGCAATGTGCGCATCGAGGTTGTCCACGATGGCTCCACGGCCATTCGATATGAGCGGGTGTCCGAAGACCATATTCGGGTGATCGCCAACCAGGAGGCCTATCAAGTTGTGCAGGACAAGGCCCCCGATGTTGTCGCCGCATCCCAGCGCAACCCGAACGGCAAGATGGCTAAGGCCGTCCGCGACACTGTGAACGCAAAGCGTAAACGCCTATGACAGACAAGCTGGATAATGTTGCCCTTATTGCCGATGGCTATACAACCGCGCCTCCGCAGACGGAGGTAATTCGCACAGCGCTTGATGGCGGCTCCGGCCGATATCGTTCAGACATCATTGGCGGGACAACGCTGGTCAATGTTACCTGGATGGTCGATGGCGGAGGCTATCAATTTCTATGGTCGTTTTTTAGAAACAGGACATCTCGCGGGGCTGATGCCTTTTTGATCGATCTCGTGATTGAGGCCCCCGACCTGACAGAATATACGGCCCACTTCATACCCGGTACATTTCATCTCGCGAGTGTTGTTGCGGATATCTATATTGTCACGGCACAGCTTGAGGTCGAGGCTGTCGATGCGGACGATCTCTACGACAGTTCTGTTGTGGATGTTTGGCATGGGTCCGGCGGACAACCAAACATCTATCTCAATCTCTTCGCGCCAATCCTCGCCGCGTGGCCTGCCGCATGAGCAGCTATACGGACTTCTTCCTCAATAGCCCCGCTCGCGTTGTTCAACTCGATCTTCTGGAAATATCGCATCCGAATTTCTCCAAAACCTATCGTATCGTTCGGAACAAGGTGGGTGGCTGCACGGCGACCATCGACGGAACGCCGCAGGTTTTCGATTACTACCCTCTCAGCGTCACGCCAAATTCAGACCGTGGCGACCTGGATTACTCGCTGCAAATCCAGCTTGGCGATCTTGGCGACGTTATCCCGACAGAACTGGACAATGTGGTTGCGGCTGATGGCATGGGGACAAAGCCCACTGTTCGCTACTGGACATTCCGCTCGGACGATCTCACCGCTGCATTGTTCGGGCCGATCAGTCTGGAAATAACAACTATCCAGATGACGCGAGAGGGAACGTCTTTCCTTGCGTCCGCCCCCGCATTGAACAGCAACAGAACCGGCGAGATTTATCTGCCGTCTCGCTTTCCGGGCTTGGCCGGCCTGTTGTGAACCCTGATTTTACGACGGATCGCTGGCTCGCAAAGCGCCAGATACCGAACGTCTATAACTGCTTCGACTTCACACGCGATGTCTGGAAAGACCTGACGGGCGACGACATCGGGGACCGCCTGCAAATCCTTCAGCGGTCCATACCGGATAGGCGCGTTTCGCGTTCTGATCTGACGGCCTTCCGCAGATTGAACGGGCCTGAATCGCCTTCGCTGGTGATGATGCGAAGCCGCAGGGCTACGCCGCACATCGGCGTCTATCTCAATGGCCGCATCCTGCATCTGAGGCAGCGCGGCGCGATCTTCGAGCCTGTCATCTACGCGACGATGGGCTTCTCAAATATTGGATACTACCGCTAATGCAAACCGTCACGGTTGTCGAAAACGTGCTGGATGCGGACACATGGTCAATCCATGATGTTCCAGACATCCGCGTGTTTCTGCATGAGTATTTCGGCACAGCACCTGACGGACTGACGATCTACCATGAGCATCGCGCGAAAGACCACGATGTAACGCCGCTCGATGAGGATGATTGGAACGCGCTCAGCAAAATGCCGGGTCCGTTCTATGCGGTGGTGCAGCCACAAGTCGATTGGCTGATTATCGGCTCCCTGCTTCTCAGCGCCGCGCTATCCGCCGTCTCGCTTCTATTCCTGCCGTCCATCCCGAAAACGCAGGCGCAGAACGCCGCGAGTTCGAACAACCAGCTTTCGGACAGGCAGAATAGTGCGCGTCCGCTTCAGCGCATCGAGGATATTTTCGGACAGGTTTGTTCGACGCCAACGCTTATCAATTTCCCGTACAAGGTTTTCGAAAGCCGTACGGAAGTCGAATACTCCCTGATGTGTGTAGGCCGTGGGGCTTACGATGTTTCGAACATCAGCGACGGCACCACGCCCGTCACGCAAATTGATGGCATGTCCGTCGAAGTCTACGCGCCGAATACGTCTCCGCTCTCTGGGGATGCAGCGCAAACAACCGTTGGCGATGCGATCTCAGCAGACCCCTTTGTCGTCATTCCGTCCAAATCAACGAACGGGCAAACTCTCGTTGCGCCCAATGCGCGCGAGTATTTCGATGACAATAACATCCAGTGCGTCAACAACGGAACAGATTGCTACATCCAGAACACAATCGACATAGATTTCTCGCAGACCTTCGTCGCGGGCGATTCTATCGCTGTTTCCGGCGCATCATATTCTGACCTATCAGGCTCTGTTGATCTCGATGGCACTTACACAATCGCGAGCATCAGCACAGACACAATCTATCTAGTGAATGCGCCGTCCGTGAACTCGGACTGGACGACGATCAACGGGTGGTCAGGCCACACGACAAGTAACACCCCGACCACAAGCGGGGTGACGATTACGGTGGTCGAAGATACCTGGGTCGGCCCGTTCATCATTCCATCGTGCAGCCAGATTTGGGTAAACATTGTCGCCGGGAACGGCCTCTACAAGATCAATGATAAGAACCGCCAATCTAACACCTCCGTTGATGTCGATATTGAAGTAACGCCAGTCGATAGCACGGGAACGCCCACAGGCGGCGCGCAGACCTTCAGCGAAACATTGACGGGCACGGCGCAGACGCGAAGCTCTTGCGGCTTTACCTTCAAGCTCTCGCCCACGGCAGGCACAAGCGCCTATTCCGTCAGAGTCCAGCGGACCAGCGACTTCGATTATTCCTTCACGGGCCAGATCATCGATGAAATCAAGTGGCGCGATCTCTATGCCGTGAGGGCTATGGGCGTCACGGACTTCGGCAACGTCACGACCGTCTATGCCAGAGTCCCTGCAACACCCACCGCGCTCGCCATCAAAGAGCGCAAGCTGAACATGCTGGCAACCCGCAAGGTCTATATCCTTGCCTCTGACGGTACGCTTGGTGGAACTCTTACGGCATCAAAGGACGTTGGCGATATTCTGTGCTTCGCGGCGCTTGATCCCTACATCGGAAAGCGCAGCTCGACGGAACTGGACGGCGCGCAAATCTATGCGGAGATCGCGGCGGTTTCGACCTATTTCGGAACCTCTGAAGCCAAGGAGTTTGGCTACACCTTCGATGACGACACCATGTCTTTCGAAGAGACGGCGACTATCATTGCAAACGCTGCCTTTTGCGATGCTATCCGCAGAGGATCTCTTATCCAACTTGTTTTCGAGAAGGCGACAACGGACAGCGTTATTCTGTTCAACCATCGAAACAAGATGCCGGGCACGGAAAACCGGCCCGCAAGTTTCGGGAAAGTAAACGAAAACGATGGCGTGGAATTCTCCTACGTCGATAAGGACAATTACGACGCTCCGCTCGTCTACCGCATCCCGACAGATGGTTCCGCTGAGAGGCCAAAGAAGCTCGACGGAACGGGGATGCGGAACTACAGCCAGGTGTACTGGCGGGCATGGCGCGAATGGAACAAAATACAGCATCAGCATTTCGGCACGGAATTTACCGCGCTTGAAGATGCCGCGATTGTCTCGCGCGTTGATCGCGTCTTGGTGGCAGATAACACGCGGCCATATACGCAGGATGGCTATGTCAGGTCACAAACCGGCCTGACACTCAATCTCAGCCAGCCCGTGACGTTCGCGAGCGGAAAGACCTACACGATATTCCTGCAACTTCCCGATGGAAGCGTGGATGCCATCAGCATCACCGCAGGCTCGACATCGCGTGATGTTGTTCTGGGAACTGCACCATCATCAGCACTGTCTCTGGATAGCGCGAACTCTGTTCGCTGCGGGTACTGGATCGTTGCTGACGATGATGGCCGCGAGCAGGCGTTCCTTGTGACGAGCAAGGAAGCGGACGGTCCCAAGCAATACAAGATAACCGCGATTGCCTACGACGCGCGCTTTTACACGAACGACACGGTAACGCCAGTCTAAATTAAAATCTCTAGGAGAATGACATGACTGATCCGATCACTCGGACGCAGCTCGTAAATGCTGCAACAGACTCTGGCCTTATTGAAACCCTTCTTGAGGGTTCTAATGGAGTGCCGGTTGTTACGCGAGGCGGAAGAAGTCTTAAAAATTGGGCGACAATTCAGGCAAATGCTGAGTCATCGATTGGCGCGTATGCACCGAACCTGTGGGTGCGGCCTGTTTTGTCATTCAAAACCGCCTCGCAGTTGGCCGCACTATCACCAAGCGATGGTGATCGCTATCTGCTTTCCGACGGAAGTTATGTCAATCAGGTCGCGGAATGGAAAGCTGCTGATTCTGCTTGGCAGTATTCTGGAGATCCACTTACCGATCAGGAACTCAAGGTCGGCTCCGCGCCATACGTCTTTCACGGTGGATCATGGCAACCATACAGGTTCATAGATGCAAGCGTTGATCTAGCGCCATGCTACGTCGAACTTTTCAATTCCCTGTTCTTCGGTCGTGGCATGTTGGCGGCAGAAGATCCATCGGCATTTGATACTGTTGTGTCTGACCAAGCCGTCGTGAGCGACGGAGCGAAGGGCTCTGACACCGTAACCATCGAGGACAACAGCAAGGCTGTCGCGGGGGCTGTGTGGTCGGGGCTTCATTCCGATGGAACATACGGAACATACCTTGTTCCACAAATTGGAGTGTCAAACGCGATTACAATTTGGCCCCCCGCCCGCGCTGATCTTGTCCGCATGGCAAGGGGATGGGTGAATCGAGCGCACGGCGGTCGCTACGTACAACGTCAGCTGGCCCAGAGAATTGCGCGATCCAGCGAAATCGATTGCGCTCTTCCGTCAAAAGACAGATTTCTATTCTCGAATTTCTCCGACACTAGCGCGGAAAACACGCTGATCGCCGTTGGTGGTGCTAGTAGTCTCGGTTACTACGATGGAACCGCTTATGATTCTGATGCGGCGCTCGCAAAAGCGGCAAGATTCACAAATCAGAAGACCGCGTATGCAGAAATAACGAATGCCGGGGATGGCGTAAAAACGCCACCTTTTTCTGCCCGGAATGGCGGCGATGCCATCCTGCGCTTCGCATTTAGTTCAAGCAGCTCGACCGCTCAATTTCACGCATACATCTATGATGAGGGCGGTAATATTCTTCTAGACTTTACGATCCCGACTGGAAACGGGATGCTGCTCACGCAAATCTATAGCGCCCCATTTAATCTTCGCAATGCGAAGACCGTGTATGCTGAAATTGTAGAGACTGGCTCAAACGTCGCGTGCCATATCCATATTGGATGGATCGATGTTTTCCAGGCACCAAAATCGCTTGGCCCAATCATTAAGCGCCGAGACGCCATCATCGCCATCATAGATCACAGTTGGGGTGCCGGTCTTGATATCAGCACATACCCAGAGCGCGAGAGCTATGCTGTTCAACTGCAAGCAGAACTCCCGCTCGCCACAATCCTCAATCACTCTGAGGGCGGCGATAGTGTAGCAACATTGCTAAGTCGTGCACCGGCGGTTCTCGACGGGATAATTTCCGACTATGGCCGCGTCGATTATGTGATTTGGAGCGGTGTGGAAAATTCGTTGTATAGCCCAGCATCTTCGGTATTTGACCCAAACACCCTGGACACATTGATGTCTGACATCAATGCTATGCACAATTTGATCGCATCATATGGCGCACGCTCGATCCACATCGGCGTTGCGGCCCTAGCCGAAGTTGACGAAGAGTTCACGACCATAACTGCCGGATCATATTCGGGCGGAACCTACACCGTAACGCTCGACTATGACTATGGCATCGTGGTTGGGGATGCTTTCGTCATAAAAGGCTCAACTGGCAGCGCATTGGATGGATCGCATACCGCAACCAGCGGAACATCTGGAACGACGCTGAAATTCGCTCTCGCGTCAGACCCAGGGACGCTTGCAAGTTATGGCAGCATTACATGGGTTCTGAATGACCGCACGCGCTTGGCAAATCGAGAATTTATGGCTCGGTCTACTGCCAGGCCAAGATGCGAAAGCGGCTCGTTCACACCAACGCTCACGACGGACGCCACCGATTTTGATTCAGTCAGCTATCACACGCTGAATTCTGGAAAGTGGTGGCGCACCCGCGTATCCGATGGCTGGATCACATTCTTTTCATGTCGTGTTGTAACCACAGCGATCACTGCGGGGAGTGCGACGGGTAACGTCTGTGTAGGCGGATTGCCATCAACGCCAGATAATCTGTCGGTACATTCTGTCACTGTCGGGAAGGCTTCTGATTTTACGGGGCAGACACCGATCAAGGCCGGCATTGAAGCGGGAAAAACAAAAATCAATCTCTACTACAGAGACACCTCATATGGTGCCGACACATATTCTGCGGTTTCCGACGTAACGACCGGAAGCGCGGGGAACGACATCTCACTGTCCGGCTGGTATCACTCGACCTCGCCATAATACCACGCATCGCGACCTCCTAAATAACCAAGGAAATTCCCATATGCTGACGTATTCCCAATCCAGCGGGAGGAATAGCCGTGATCGATTGGCTCTTCATCTCTGCCCGTGAGGGCGGACAAGCGCTGCATGGCTATGTGCCAAAGGCTGTCGCCGGTGGCGACAAGAGCGGCGTCACGATCGGCGACGGGATTGATCTTGGCTACTACGAGAACAAGGCATTCGAAACGCTGCCATCGCCTCTGCAAGACCGGCTGCTGCCCTATCTGGACCTGATCGGCGCGAGGGCGCGCGCGGCGCTGGCGCAGCGTCCGCTAACTGTCACGCTCGACGAGGCCGTGCTGATCGAGACACCAAAGCGGCAAGCGATGGCGGCCGAGTTGTCGCGCCGCTATCTGCGCTCTGCGGCCAGCCCATTCGAAAGCCTACCGGACGCCGCGCAAACGGTGATGATGAGCGTCACCTGGCAATACGGAACGCCGTGGGCGCGCTGCCCGCATTTCTGGAATCTGTGCTGCGCGCAGGACTGGCCCGCCGTCCATGCCGAGCTGATGCATTTCGGCGATGCCTATGCCTCGCGCCGCGAGCTGGAAGCGGCCTATCTCAAGCACGGGCTGGGGCTCTGAATGAACGCGCTTTTCAAATTCCTCGATCGTCTCTTCACGGCGATCCCGCTGCGCATGCTTGCCATCATCGGCGCCGGCATCATCGCCAGCGCCTTCCTCGCCTGGCTCATCTTCGACCTGATGTATGGCAAATGGTCAGCGCATGCCGAGCCGGAGCGCCTGCGCTATCTCGGCTGGTACGGCTTCCTGCAGATCGGGATCATCGGTGTCGTCGTCGCGGCGCTCACGTCGCAGAAAATCAAGGGCACGGGCCCAGCCGGCCTCGCCTTCGAGATCGAAAGCAACGATCCGCCAGCAGCGAAGGTCACAACCACGACAACCGTCGAAACGCCGCAGAAGGGATAGAGCATGGATCCGTTCACAATCCTTTCGCTCGTCGACGCCGGCTTCAAAGCTGTCGGCTCGGCCATCTGGGGCTTCATCTCGAAGCCGCCGGGCACCTATATCGCCTGCGTCCTCGCGCTGGTCGCCGGCGTGTGGTGGTGGGGCCACCATCAATATAACGCCGGCGTCGCCGACAATGAGGCGGCGCATCAGGCAGTGCAGCTTGTCGTCGATAACAAGATCACTGTTGCGAATATCGGGCTCGCCGACGCTGTCGCCGCAAGCTCGGCGAAAGCGCTGACGGACATGCTCGCCGCCGATCGCCACCTTAACGATCTTCTCACGCTTCAACTCTCGGAGGTTTTCGAACATGTCACGGCCGACATCGATAAGCGTTATCCTTTGCCTTGCGGCCTTATCCGCATGTGGGACGCCGGCGCTCTTGCCGTCAGTCCCTCCAGCCTTCCCACCACTCAATGCGGCCCTGACGACGCCGTTGCCCCGACCAAAGCCTCTGATCTGGCAAATGCGGCCCTCGTCCTCTGGCAATACGCAGGAAAACTCGAAGACCGCGTCACCGCACTGACGGAAGACGATGAGGGTCTTCGAATGGCATGGGACGACTATCGCAACAAACTGATCGCTGCGGGCGGGAAAGAAGCGAAGACGAAATGAGCGACGAATCTGAGGTGATGATGCCGACTACAAAATCCGATGCCTTGCAGCACATCGAGATCACAGTGCTGCGGCAGATGGGGGACAACATTGCCGCACAAACCCGACACCTCGAAGCCCTCAGTTCAAAGGTCGATGATGTGCGTGAGCGCGTGATCCGCATCGAGGCCCGCGAGACAGAAAAAGAGGTTGAGGACCTCGCGCGCCGCGTAGCCTCACTGGAAGAGAAAAATCATCGCGTGAGCGGCGTGACGGCGTTCGGCGCCTGGATCGCGCAGAGCGCGCCCTGGCTCGTCGCTGTTGGCGCCTTCATCCTCTATATCATTGGGCTGAAAAAGTAACTCTTACATTGAAACCGACTTCACCGTTCTCGCATAGCGAGCGCGTTGATCCGTGCTGCGCGGTTCGCAGATAGAAGAAGCAGAAGAAGGAAGTAGCAGATGTTTACGTTGAAACTGTTTTACCGGAAAGATGACGGCGGCTTGGTCACGAAGATTTTGCCATGCCATCACGTCGAGGCGCGCGAGTTCGGCAAAGGAGATGCCAAAGCGATCGAGCTTTGGGTTTTCGATGGACCGGAGCCGCAGGGAAAATATGACAGCTACCTGATCGGCAACATGGAAGCGCAGCCGGGCCGCGAAGATCCGAACTTCATCTCGTCAGGATGGTTCGGCTGGGGCCTTCTCGAAAATTGGGAAGGCAACACGACGCAGCATTTCCGGCCAGCCTCTTACGGCTAGTCCTCATCATCACACTGGCATGTGACCTTGACCCGCTGGCGAAAGCTGGCGGGTTTTTTCTTTAAGCGATTGGATATTGGTAACGGCCCGCAAGGTTCAATTCGCGCTGCCCAATCACGCACCATCCTGATTTTGGAGCAACTGTGCATTCCACGGTGATGGCGTCCTCGCCGTGGATCTCGACGATCTTTTGGCGGTCAGTTCCGTCGCGGGTGACAATATCACCAATCTTAAACGGAATTATGCACTTGCCAAAGGTGCCACTAGATGTGGCCATATCGGCCCGATATAGGGCTGTGGGTGCTTATTTGTTCTTTTTCTTATTGGCCTCGGCAGCGGCCTTCACCTTTGCGGGGTCAACCTGCATGAACGCGCGGAGGGCGTCCTCAGGCTCCAGCGGGTGAAGGGACAGTCGGCCCGGCTCAGCCTCGGCGGCTTTTGCCTTCGGCTCGGTGGTCGATTTTGGCAGCGGATCATCTCCATAGGGTGCAAGGCTAGCCTCAATCACGCGGCGGGTGATCGTCAACCGGTCCTCAACCCATTTCCGAAGCGCAGGCGAGCGAGGCACTTGAAACTCGGCAATGCGCGACGGAATGAGTTTCCGTCCATAGCTGAAGCGCCAGCGCTCTTCATGAAGGCATGCGGCGGCGATCACCAAGTCTGCCTCGGTCACGTCAGCCCCGATCTTCGGAAGCAAGACGAGGCAGTCATCGTTTACGGCGGCAGGTTCAAATTGGACGAACGCTTCTCCGATGCTCCCGGTTTGGGCGACGGTCACAAACGACGGCTCCATAACCTTTGGAAAATCGAGCCACCCGTAGCAGCCGTTATATTCCTCCGTCGGAGAAATTATCAGCGTGCGCCCGTCGGTATAGCCTTCGCGGCTGTGTAGCTCCTTCATGCCGTAATAAATGTCGAAGAAACTTCCCATCGTTCCTTCGGTGGTGCTGTGGCCAGCGGTGCTGTCAAGCCGCGCCTTGGTGAGCATCTTCCGATAAGGCTGCATCGCTATTTCGCCAGCTGCGATCGCGCGGCGCTGCGCAATAATTTCGGGCGCATATCGCGTATAGAAGGACCCGAGCCGTCTCAGTAGGATGTCGATGTCCGCTTTAAGTTGGTCTTCCTGATAGGGGGCGGATTCGATATGAGCCCCCGGAGCCCATTCGTCCGAACCCTTTATGCTGACCGCGCGCGAAAATCCGGGCGTTGCTGACCGGTTGAGAATTGCATCCAACGCCTGCGGAATCTGATTGGGCTCGGCAGGCCATTCAATCCGCGAGCCTTTGCGCAATTCATAACCATCATGCTTGAGCCTGATGAAGCAGGTTTTTCGCGCGGCGGTGTGGGGAACGCCCTTCTCCAAAATCACAAACGATGTCGTGGCGGCGGCAAAGGGCTGGAAGAGTTCGTCCGGAAGCTGACAGACCGCGAGCAAGCTGTTATGCTTGAGAATCTGCTTACGCCATTCACCTTTGTCCTTTTTTACCAACAGGCTGGCGGGGAGAATGACAGCTAGCTTTCCGCGATCTCTGAGCCCTTCCAATGCGCGAGTGACAAAATCCTCAATCGGTGCATCCGTCTTTTTGTGCGGGAACGGTGGATTCATAAGAGCGATAGATGCACGCCCGAGCGGGTATGCGTCCGAGGTGAAACAGTCCCCGCGATGAACTCCGGTAGAACCGTCACCACGCAGAATCATATTTGCGACGCAAAGAGCGGCGGTTATCGGCTCATCTTCAAAGCCGATAAGATTGCGCTTCACAATCTGGACCATTTGCACGCGGGACAGATGATGTTCCCGCAATATGCGATCCATGCAGGCGACCAAAAATCCGCCGGTTCCGCACGCCGGATCGAGGACCACATCGTCCTTCGTAACCTCGCACGCATCGGCCATGAGCTTTGTTATATGGCGCGGCGTGAAATATTGGCCAATCGTATTGCCGCCGGTATAGCGAAAGAACGTCTCATAGAGCTGACCGAGATAGTCATGCTCCGCCGTCAATACGGTGACGTTCAAGCGCTCAAGAATCTTCGCGATGCGGCGCGCTTTTTCCTTTAGCTTATCGTTTGCCTCATCAACGCGGAGGCTCTTCGCAAGATCGGGTTTACCGGCCTTTACGAACGCCTCCATGCAAGCCTTGTTCACGTCGCCCAGGATGAAGCGCGGGTCACGTCGGATGGAGCCTTCCGACCACCATAAAGCCAGCATGATCGCTGCGACGACGGCAGGGCGGAATTCATCCTTTACGCGAGCCTCGCGCAAAAGCCGGTTCATTTCGTCGGCGCGCGCGGCGAGAACTTCCGGCGGCGGAATCGTGGGACGAATTTCGGATGGCCCATTTGGAACGGCTATGCGGTCCAAGTCTGCGCGGGTGGGAATCCATCCGATGGGGTGCTTATCGTATGTTACTGTTTTCCATCCGGTGCCGTTGTATTTCGCAACGCGGAGTTCAAATTCATCATCCGAAGTGCCGGCTAGTCCGATCGCAAGCGGGTGCCAGTTGTCGGCAAACAACGCTTTCGCATATGTCTGCGCTTCGGTTAGTGCAAGATTGATGTCCTTAGCGCTTGCCTTCGCCTCGATCACGGCGAGCGGCGTGACCGTCGCTCGGTCCATCAAAATCGCTTCGGGAATTCCGGGACCGCCGCCGCTCTTGCTCGCCTTGGCAAGCAGTTCTGTCAGTTCGGGATGGCGGCGATACTCTTGCTGAAAAAGTACGTCGCGATAGATGTCCCATCCTTGGGACTGAAGAAGATCATTGAGCAGGTGTTCCGAGCGTCGCTCAGATGCCCGCTTCAGTGCCACGATCATGCCCGCTCCCTCAGGCGCGGGGTATTCCCCGTCTGGCCTAGTGCTTCGCCGGTTTATACATCAGGCGCTTTCCTTCCGCGCCCTGAACGGCAAATTTTGTTGCATCCGAGTCTTTCATGTCACGGGTGTTCCAGCGAAACGCAAATTCGTCGCAGTAGCGATGAAGATGCGTCTTCGATACATGATGGAACGTGCCGATTACACCCCGTTTGAGCAGCGCGAAGTAACTCTCAGCCGTGTTGATATGAACACCGCCGCGCGCATATTCGCCCTTGCTGTGGTTCACCGTCAGGTGACCCCAATTGTAATCGGCTCCGATGCCTTGGTAGTCCTTGGCCTCGTCCGTTAGGATCATGGAGTCCCGGTCCACGTTTTGACGGATGGCACCCTTGAGGGTTTTTCCGTTCACGCGATCGACTGGCATGGAGCGCGCACGACCGTCGCGCTCGACCAGAACCAAAACGGGAGCCTTCTTGGTGCCGCGCCCGCGCTTGCGGGACTTGCCATCGCCTTTGCGGGGTTTCCCGCCGACGTAGGTTTCATCAACTTCAACATGGCCCTTTAGAAGCCCTGCCATAGGCTCTTCGCGCATGGCGAGGCGGATACGATGGGCCATATGCCACGCCGTCCGATAGGACCCAAGGCCAAGGTCACGCTGCAACTGACGGGCGCTGACGCCCTTCTTGTGCGCGCAGATCATGTAGAAGGCCATCACCCATTTGCTGACCGGTATTTTGGACTTGTGCATGACGGTGCCGACCGTGACCGTGAACTGCTCCTTGCACGCCGCGCACTCGTAGAGGCCGTCACGGGCGGCTTCGCCGCCAATCGCGTAATTCTTGCCCGCATTCCCGCAATGGGGGCAGACAGCGCCAGCAGGCCAGCGGATGGCTTCAAGATATTTCCGAGCCTCTTCCTCGGTCATTCTGGCGGCTTCTTGGAGGTTCAT